ATTTCCAGAGCAGGTAGAATGGCCTCAGAAGCCCCAGAAAACTCTTGTGTAAACGTCGATTCACCGTGTGTGAATGTGTGCAAGTTAGACTCTGACTTCGTGTGCGAAGGCTGTGGGCGCACTATTGAAGAAGTCCTCAAGTGGCCTGAGTACACAGATGAGCAGAAACAAGCGGTGTTGAACAGACTGTTTGATTTAAACGAGGAAAGACAATGACAGCTAGACTTCAGCTACGGCGAGGCACTACAACAGAAATGGACGGCTTTACTGGTGCCGAAGGGGAGCCTACATTCGACGTTGACAAAGGCACTATTGTTGTACATGACGGTGTTACCCAAGGGGGTATTCCGCTTGCTAGAAGTGATTCTCAGGAACTAGACATTACAACAGATGACGTGACAGAAGGCACATCCAACCTGTACTGGATTGAAGCACCGTTTGATAATTCTCAGTATGTAAGAAAGAACGGTAGCTGGGTTATTGGCGACTTTACCTCTTATGATACATCTGATTTCAATGCTGATTTTGCTAATAAGACTACAAATGACCTGACCGAAGGCAACAACAATCTGTATTTTACAAATGAAAAAGCTAGGTCAGCATTTAACTTTACTGGTGATTTGACTTTTGATCAGTCCACAGGGGAAGTATCTGTAGTAACTTATAAATCATCAAACTTTGACAGTGACTTTTCATCTAAAACTACAGATGATTTAACCGAAGGCTCTTCAAATTTTTATTTTATTGAAGCCCCAACTGATGGCGGGCAATATGTGAGGCAAAACGGTTCTTGGGTGGAAGTAGACTTGACTGGTGCTAATGTTGACTTGTCTGCTTCAGCAGGACCTAGCAGTGTGACTATTACTAACACTTCTGGAACAGACGCCACTATTATTGGCGCAAGCGCAAGTAATGCAGGCTTAGTTACTACATCTAACCAAACTTTTGATGGGGTCAAAACCTTTCAAGATGAGCTTAGATGTAATAGCGACATTGTAGCTTTTTACTCTTCTGATGAAAGACTAAAAGAAAACATTAAAGAAATAGACAGTGCTTTAAAAAGTATCGAATCTATTCGTGGTGTAGAGTACGATTGGACAGACGAGTACTTAGAAAGAAAAGGCGGAGAAGACGATACTTTTAACAGAAAGCATGACGTTGGCGTTATTGCACAAGAATTAAAAAATGTTTTACCAGAAGCTGTCTCTGAACGTTCTGATGGGTATCTTGGTGTAAGATACGAAAAGGTAGTGCCTCTTCTGTTACAAGCTATTAAAGAGCTTAAATCAGAAATTGAAGCCCTAAAGCAGGAGAAGTAAATGGGCCTTACAAATTCAGGCAGCATTTCTTTTAGCGACATCTCTAACGAGTTTGGCGGGACTAGCAACATTCGTTTGTCTGACTACTATAGGGTATCTGGGTTAGTAGATGCTAGACCAGAGAACATTGACGTCCCTCTTGACGGAGAAGTGGCACTGTCAAATTACTATGGGAGCACAGATAACGAAACAGTTTCCTACACCAAAGAAACTTACAGTTTAGGTACATCTTCTCAATCTGAGACAGACAGTTTTTTTGCTTATGAAATAAACGGTGGCACTGTTAACTGGACTCAAGATTGGCAAGTTGGAGATACTTGGGTTGTTATCGGTCCAGATGTAAGCGAGTGGTTTGGTTATAGGTCTGGGAAAGTAACTAGCGTTAATTCTAGCAATCAGCCCGTAGGCTTGAGCGTAGAAGTCGCTGGAGGGTTTTCGACACAAGCCAGCACAAGATCAATACTTAATCAAAGAACAGGCTCAACGTCTTCTTTTATCAGCGGGACTACTTACTTTTCTAAAACAGCCAACCCAACTTTTAATTTTAGCGATTCTTTTAGAATCAACGGTGCTCTTGTTGGATATTGGCAAGGAAGTTTTGTAGAGGGCGATATTTTATATGTAGAAGGGAATGACACCGACCCTTTTCATGAACGAAGAATTGCATTTGTAAACACGCTAGACTCTAATGGAAACCCAAACGTATTAACAGCTATCAACGAGGGCGGATACAGAAAAAACTTTTCTATTCGCTATGTAACAAATGAGAGAACTGGTGTGGAATCAGTTTTAAGCGGGGTTCAGTACGCAGGTATTAGCGGTAGCGAAGTTTTTAATAATTTTGTAACAGAAGATACAAAAACAGCCAACATTCTTATGGTTGGACAGTCAAACATCGCTTATCACGGCTCAGAGTTTTTTGGCCATACCCCGCAGAACGGCGAAAATAATTTTGTAAAAACAGCTAACGGAGACGGAAACCTAGTCAGGGCTTTATCCCCAATAGGCAACAACCATCTTCCGTCATCTGGTGACACCCGAACAGGTGTTACTGGCGGGCATATGGATGGCCTGATTGGCGATAACATATTAAATAAAACGTCCTACACAAAAATAAACATCTACAATGTTGCTGTTGATGGCACTAGGATAGGTGAATGGAGAGCAGATGCCTCCTCGTCCGCCTACGGCGGCAGTATCTATGACGATTTCAATTATTCAAATAATAAACTTTTTGAGCGTGTTGAATTTGCAAAGCAACAAGCAGATTTTGACAATAACCCTATTACCCACGTTTTTATACATATAGGTGAGTCAGACGGTCTGGAGGGCACAACAAAAGCTCAATACAAAGCAGACATGCTGGCTTTTATTCAAGATTTAAGAGACATAGGTATAGACGCTCATATAGTTTTAGCAAAAGGCACTTACTTTGTGGGCTCAACTGATTTTGAAATCAGGCAAGCTATTGATGAGTTAATTTCAGAGAACGATTTTATTTACCCGGGGCCAGATACAGACCAATATGGTTCAAGTTTTAGATACGACAACGTTCATTTTAATTCAAGCGGTCTTACTCAAGTAGCCTCTGATTGGGGTGATTTTGTTTTAACCAGCACGCCATAAAGGAATAACAATGGAACTAACTGTTATTTTAAACGTAGCATTCTCTTTAATATTAGTCCTTATTGGTTGGTTTTTAAGAATCATGTGGGATAGTATAAAAAGATTGCAAAGTGACATGGCGGAGTTGGAGAGACATGCTTCAGAGACTTATGTTAGGCGCGATGACTATCGTGATGATATGGCAGAAGTCAAGAACATGCTTAGGCAAATTTTTGAAATATTGAATAGTAAGGTGGATCGTTGATGGCTATTTGGTCAGGAGTTGTGTCTGCTGTAGCCGGTATTGCTAAATCTTGGATTGATAGTAAGAAGGCTAAGTATGAAGCTGAAAAGACATTTCAGATGAAGATGGCGGAGATGGAAGCCACTTGGGATTTGATTGCTCTCAGGCAAGCACAATACAGCCTCAAGGATGAGATTATTGCTATCATTATCTTTTTCCCGTTGGTTGCTTGGTGGTTCCCTTCTCTAAGGCCGCAAGCGCTTGCGTGGGCTGAGTTTGTCACTGCCATGCCATACTGGTATCAAATGGTCATGTTCGGCATTGTAGCGGCCTCTTTTGGCCTTCGCTGGTGGTTCGGTAAACAGGGCTTTAAAGTCAAAAAAGGCAGCCCGTAATAAGACTGCCTATCGCTACCTTAGGACCGTTATAGATAACCCTCGATGATCTTGTATCTTCGGGGGTTCTTTTTTTCTAGCCCTTCTAGCACCTCACTGAACGTGCTTCCTGATAGTAACTTGGCGTTGTCTACAGCGCGAGTCTTAACCTGCTCTGCGTAGTTGCTGTCCAAAAGTTCTATAGCAGCCTGTACTCGGTCATCATTGTCAATGGCGTGAAGCATCCCTTCAAACTGTAGCAAAGTTGGTACACCAAGGTTGAAAGCCATGTCAATCAACACAGTCTGTTCGTCTTGGTCGCACATCGGGAACATCACAAGGTTGTTTTCTAACTCTTCTTTGTGAATTTCAATATCGCGCAACAGCAACTTTTCAAAAAACGTGTCCGCTACGCCGATGTTCTTAAACTCTGTTCGGTCGAAAAGCTCCAGCACTTCTTCTACAGTCAGCGGGTTGTCTTCTAGGTTCCTACCATAGCCTACAGTCCACTTGCCGACTGTGTCTTTGTAAGGCTCTCGCCTGTACCCTTCATGCTTTTTAGTACGCTCGATTAGATTATCCGTTATAGCCATATTCCTGCTCCATCAAAAGATCAATGTAGTGTTTGGCTTTCTTCAAATCTTCAATCCCGTTCTTGTATTTCCAGCGAGTAATGTACTTCACGACATTTCCTGAGAAAAAATCCATGTCATTAGCGTGGATGTACTCAATCGGCTGGATGCTTCCCTGTCTGTAATGATCGCCTCCGATCTGTTCTGACAGCGGCTTAGTCAAGTCAGCGGTGCTAGGCGCCTTCGGCCCGCCCTGTTGCGTGATACGCCACACCAGCGGGTCGTCGTTCCATCGCTCCTCCCGTGGCACACGGTCATAATCTTCCTCGGGGCAACCCACCATCTTGTTCTCCCACATGAACGTATCGTCAGTGTAATACTTAGACATAAGTCAACTCCTTCCAGCTAACAGGTGCCACATCTGCGCACTCGTTGTAAACCATCTCTGCAAGATCACGAATCTCTACCTGAGCATCAGGCTGCATCCGCTCGTTGCAAAGTCGAGCATACGCATACAGGCTGGCGGTTTCAACCCAGCTAGTCTCTGTTGCCTGTGGCAGTACCATACGCGCTTGCTCAGGCGCTACGCCGTCCTCAATCATCCGGTTGTAGAAGTCTACAGCGCTGTCTGTAAGCATCTTGTACTGCTCTTCCCAATCTATACTAGCGGAGTGTACCTGCCCACTGCCCTGCTTGATGCTACCCTCTGGCTTACTTCGCCAGTTAGTCGGGTGAAACACAGACGGCTCATTGCGAATGTACCTGCGGCTCTCCTCGTTCCTAGCAAAGCCTACCGTGTGCCGATACCACTGCCGAGCAACAAACATGGGGGCCGTGATACGGAACTGTAGGATGATGTGGCCGAACGGTGTCCAGTGTTTGTGGCTGGCTAGATAGCGAATCAACCGCTCGTCCTTCTTGTCCATCACATCTTTTTTCTTGGCGAAGCTGACCCTTGCGGCGTTGACTGCCGTAAGATCACCACCCATCGAATCAATCAAAACTGCGTTCATAGTCCTAGCAAACCTTTTATTCCGTGATTAGCAATCGCGTTAGTGATGATAGCGGTGCAGGTCAGAATGTGGAGGATGACCCACGCTGTGCGGATCAGAGCCACCACATCTGCCTTGCGGCTATCGGAGTAGGCTTTAGTGCCTATGGCCTTCGCCCATATCTCCCAAGCCTTACGTAACTTCACACCCATCGGCTCCGCACGCAATCTCTCCAGTCAAGTCGGTGTTGTCCTGATCCTCTCGTACTTGTGTCAAGTCAATCGAGGTAAGGGCTGACTCCATGATCTCGTACTGCTCCTCAGTGATGTCTTCAAACGGCGCCTGCTTGTAAGTACCACCCATGTAAGGCAACACAGAGATGCCGTTGAAGTGATTGCGGTTCTTCCACATCCAATCACCGACCTGCTGCCACTGATCATCTTTAACAGAGACGGTAACAGAGACGTTGTGGCTATTCTGGCCATCACGGTGCCCTGTACGCACCCACTCTTCGTTGAACCGGCTCACACGCTTTAGCAACTCCATCGGGCTCTCGTGCCGCAGGATAGCGCCCTCTGGTGCCTTCTGCGGAATCTCAATCACAGCCTGATCGTTAGGACGAAAATACTCATCCTCTACTAGTTCCGGGTGATTGTCCCGAAGATAAGCGTAGATTGCCTCGTCCTTGCCCACACGCATACGGCGGATATAGTAATCGTTGTGCCAAGCGTGGATACCGCTGCTGGTGCCCAGCACAAGACTACTAGTTCCCGAAGGCTTGATCGTAGTTGTACGGGCAGCCTTATTGATGCCTAGCTTTTTAGCGACACGCTCGTTCTCTTCCAGCACGGCGTTGGTTGCCTGCTCCAAGTCAAGATCAAGCACAGCGCCCGAGGCAATGCCGGTCATGCCTACGCCAATAAGAGCATCCTTCTCTGTCGTCTCCTGCCAAACATCACGCAGATAGTGAAAGTCGGTGTAGCCAGCCTGTAACGTTCCGATGAAAGAAGCTGCGGCTGCTCGCTCGTTCAAGTCCTGCTGATCCTTCACGTTACTGACATTTAGCTCACAAAGGTTGCAGAACTGGTACGGGCGAAGCCCAATCTCAGCGCAGGGGTTAGTCCCCCAGTCTTTGTCGTTGCTAAAAAGAACACCCGGCTCTCCAGACTCTGACGCTACGATCTTGTCCCACAACTCGTCAAAGTCTCGGCGGCCTACCTTGTGGCGCAGAATCACCGCAGAGTTGTTAGCACGGCCACGATGCGGGGCAGTCTCCCACCAGCTACCGTGCTTTGCAGTAATCATCTCTTCGTCGTCCATGCTGAACAGACTAATCAAAGCAGCACGACGGATGCCGCCAGCAAGAACAGCGTCAGCGATGTAGCACATAATGTCGTGGACTTGGATAGGCCGTAGCTGTACGCCTCGACCACCATCCTCTAGCGCTAGATCAAACACCTTTTCGATGTTATGCAGACAATCCTTGAGCGGCTGTGGGCCGGGCGCCTTTCCACCGCTAGTAATCAGAGCAGCGCCCTTGGGCCGGATGTCCGAGAAGTCAAAGACAGGACGCGGCTTGCCGTAGAAGTACGCCTCGCACAGAAACTTCACAGCATCAGCCCAGCCCTCGATACTGTCGCCTACCAGAAAGCGCTTTTTCTTTTTCAACGGCCCAGAAATACTCGGTAGTTCACGGACATGATGGCGCTGAACGCTGTAGCCTACACCAGTGCCGCCTAGCAGTAGGAACATAGCCTCAGCAAAAGACTCGGGCGCATCAACTGGCATATACGCGCAGTTGAAGATGCGGTTAGGCGAGTTTTGGATCGGCTTACCACCAAATTGCAGAGAACGCATAGAAGGCAGCACTTTCTTGGTCATCACAAAGTCTTTGTAGACCTGCTGAATCTCCTTTTTCATCTTAGGGTACTTGTTGATGTGCATAGCCATGTTGCGCTCAACAAGCTCTTCCCAAGTCTCCCGACGCCCGATCTCTGGGATGTACTTTGAGTACTTTGTAAACGTGGTGATGTCCGACAAGATTTCTGCGGATTTTGTTGTAATTGCTGATTCCGTCATAGTTTCTCGAATCCTTTATCTGTTGAAAACCAAACTTCTCTTACTCCGGCCTCTTCCAAGGCCAACTTACATACCGGGCAAGGTTTAGAGTTACGAAGATCGCCGTGTTTGTTGATACGGCAGACCACCACTGTCTCTATGTCGTCCCTCGCTTTTATCAAGGCAGCTATCTCTGCGTGAAGACTAACTTTTTCTATCTTTCCTGTCCGCTTAGCGTACTCTGCTTGAAGCGGGTGAGTCTTTCTAGAGTTGGTAGCCCAACTAACAATCTGTCCTTTCTTGTCCAGACAGATTGCTGCGTGCCTAAACTTAGCCGGACTGTGCTTTGCGTAGTCAATGACTTTGTCAATATAGTCCTCTCTAAGCTCATCCATCAATGTACCTCTCTAGTAAGGTACTCCTCCAGCATTGATTGCGTAACCATCACTAGAGTCTGGCCTGTGGTATAATCCTGATCTTTCTCTAAGTGATCCTCTAGTGTTGTTGTAAACAGCATGGCTCTGTAAGCACCCTCACCAGTCTCGGGGTTTTCATAAAACTCAATAGACCCGGCCAGCTCATAACCCATAGACTCGAAGTCAGGCGTCAGTTCAACTTCAAAGTCTAAATCTTTCTCTTCGTTACTCATAGGTATTTATCCTTTAAGTAGTTAAGACTAAGAGGCATGCCGCAGTAAAACCCGTTGCTCACCTCATTTTTCATCATTACGCCATCAAACCTAGCGTTTCCTTGAGGGCCTAGATAGTCCTCGTCATGCTCATAGCATGTCCCCCAGACCAGCCCCAGTTTTGATCGACCAAGGGCATCGTGGATCATGCCGTGTTGATACACCTGTTGATGGCCTTGACTGAAA